CTCCTAGAGAATTAAATTTGCGAGTCCCAAGTCACGGACTTGGCAATAACAACCTCTAAATCACGGACTTAGCAATAATTTCCTTAAATCACGGACTTAAGATTGAAATTATTGTTGGGTTGGTGTTATTGGGATGCCTCTTTTTGCAGCACGGCTGCCAAATTAGGATCTTGCTCAGATAATATCATTTGTTGGGTTAAATTGCCCGTTTTCCATGGATTTTCTCTACCTGGAGCGACATTAGAGGTTGGAGTTGGTTTAGAACCCATACCTGTTGTATTAGACGGCTTGAAATGATGCTCCCAACCTGATCCTGGGTTTCTTAAGCTTGACACATAAGTATCAAGTTCTTGTTCTACACCCTTATCGAGAACAACAACTTCTCCTTTATCATTCTTTTTAAGTTTTGTTTGCAATAATGCTAATGTTTGATCTGCATTTATAGCTCCTGCATTACTAATAGCAGCTAAAGCAGAGTTCTTAGTTAACTCTTGTTCATTTGACTGTTTTAATTCGTCTAATTGAGATTTAAGAGCAGTAATTTCTTTGTCTTTTTCTTGAGCGGTTTGGTTCGCTTCTTCCCACAAGGGTTTATACATACCTTGGTCTTCAAGAGATTTCTTCCTGTCTTCGTAATATTCACCAATTTTACCTTTAGCATTTTCAAAAGCCTTGGTCATTTCCACTGCTTTTTCTTCTGCTAACAAAGCTCTTTTCTCTAATGCAGAGATTTGGCTTTGATAGTCAACAGAAGGAGTTTCAGTAGGAGGAGTTGGAGGAGGAGAAGGGATGGGAGGAGTAGCTGCTTCAGTAGAAACAGGAGCCTCTGATTGGATTACTTTTTCTTCAACCATGATTATTCAGCACTGTTATTATCAAAAGTTTTCTCTGGTGCTTTTACTGATTTCTGCTCTTTTTTCGTTAATCCTCCAAGAGAACTTTTAGCTTTTGAAGCCTTTGTAGTGGCTTTTTTTTCTGGAGGATTTAATTCTTCAGCACGAGGATGAGGAACAACTTCCCATTTGTAAGTGCCATCAGGTTGTAAAACCTTATCTATTGAGCCTTCTGGTCCAGACGCTGACATGATAAAAATTCATCTGACTGTATTCTAGTATATTAAACAAATAATGTTAATCTTCAAGTTCGGGTTGTTCCTTAGATGTAAATTCATTAGCAGAAGGTAATACTTCTCCCTGAACTAAAATCTGTCTATATTCAGTTCGATCAAGAACTCCTTGCTCGAAAAGCGAGGTCAGAGCTGTAATATCTTGTCCTATTAGTCTATCAATATCAAAATCTTTGTTAATTGTTACTTCTGGAGGTGTTACACCTAAATATTGTGCTGAATAATTAAAAGCCTTCTGTAGTTTCTGTTCTAAATCTAATGCAACCATCGAAAGCATGGAATTTGTATCCACACGGTCTAAACGTCTTGCATCTGCTGATTCTGCTACAAATTTTTGCTGAGAAAGGGTACTGATACCCAAAGATGCCATTTGCTTCTCTAATTCTTGGATTTCTGCTGCTTGTGCTTCAAATGCTGTTGATGCTGGCTCGACATAATAAACTTTATTGCCAGGCTGAGTCGCCATAGCGTAATTAACGCTTACGGACATGTCTTTCGTCTGATCATCCCAACCTTCAAGAATCAACATTGGCTGAGAAGCAACGTGCAAACTGTGAATTAAGTCGGCTTGACGCTGAAAATGGGATAAATTCAAATAGGCAATGTCCAAAAGCGGCGGTTTACTGGTCAGTGTGTCCGTTTTATTTGTGTAAACGGTCACGAGAGGAACCTCGCCCAAACTAAATTCACCAGAATCAACTAATTCATAGTCTTTTGGAGTGATTGGAGCAGTAAATTGCCCTGAAAAACCTGTTTCTGTTCCTTGAAGAGTCTGATCTCCTTCTTTTTGTCTATAAACACGATATCTACCTGGTTCAATAACTCGAACTTGATTGAAAACAGTTTCTCCAAATTCTCCATCAGGCACAACAGCCTTTTCTGCAATGCGAATTTGAATTAATTCACCGTAATTAACTTCTCTATCTAATCTCCATCCATAAATATTAGTGGGATCAATATCAATCCAATAAGGACGACGATTCTCAGCTCTTTCTTCTGCTAAAGAACGTGCACCAGTTGGAGCAGGAAAATCCACCAAAGTATGACTATGACCGTAAGTGAGAGAGCAAATAAGATGTCTACGAGCATATTCATCTAAATCTGAACCACAACCATCAACGTCTTTATTAAAAACCTCTGTCCAATAGCTATCTCCAGTGACAGTAATGGGTTTTCTTAAAATTAATCCCGCAGCAGCTCGAATTAAACGCTGCGTATATGGTGAAAATACAGCTCGATTTACTCTTGATAAATAAGCTTCATAATCTTCACGCGGCTCAAGAGGTAAAAAAGCTTCGGAATTATCCCGCAAGTATTCTGTCCCAAGCGTCACCGCTTTCATTATTTCCCATGCCTTCATCTGATCTAGAACAGCTCTAGTTCGCGTAAAAGGACTATCGGCACCACCTTGAAAAGTTGTGCTGACTTGATGGGTACGGATTTTTCCTGGAACGGAATACGTCACGGTTTTACCCTTTTTTAGTTAATTACCTCTATTAAGCAGCAGAAGTGATTGCACCATTTGTTTGGAAATTCACTGTTACAGCAACAAGATCTCCTACTGAAGTGCCGAATTCAGCACCAGTAATAATCCCATCAAAAGTAAGTTTTTTACTAGTTGAAGTGTCTAAAAACAACTCAAATTTGGCAGTGCCATCGTCTTCTGTAGTGAAGACATCGTTGAGGAATTCAGCAGTTTCATCTCCACTGGCTGCTGTATAAAGCACTTCAACAGAACCACTTCCATCGATGAAACCACCGACATAACTACGTGAAGTTGCTCCTTGAGCAGTGCAATCAAGAACATCTTTCGTTACAGAAAGATTCCAGCTCCGTGTGCTAGTTACAGCGGCAACTGTCCCAGCAGTGTTCTTAAACTTTACGGAGCCTTCCTCACCACGGAAAAAAGCCATGACTTAATCAAAAAAAGGGGTATGAGATTAGTTTAACTGGTTGTTTCCTTATTAACAGTCTTTTTGTCAGCCTTTTTTGGTGGACATGCTGGTGGATTTTGCATTTGTTCCAAATATTGTTCACATCTGTAATCCCATAAACCTTCTTTCCTTTTCCCTTTTACTGCTTCAATTACGTCGAGCATTTCAGGGGTGATTTCCATAGATTTAATAGATTCGATAACCAGTTTGACCTAAAGTCTCTGGTTTTGCCAAATTGAATTGCTGAAGACATAGATATCCGAAAGCGTCAAAAGCATGGTCTACTCCTAAGTTCTTATTTGGTAATCCTGTATTTGGCGTATAAGTTAACGTTCTTAAACTTTTGATTAATTCCTTACACCTGGGATGAATAAGTGTCCTTCTCGCACCAGATGCATCAAGCAATGCAGTATTAACGGCTGTAATTTTATCTCTGATTTTCCAGGGAGCTTTTGGACTGGAGACACTCATTCCATTACGTCTTAAAATGTTGTGATCTGTTAATCCAACACCACTAGTTTTTCGTGCGCCGCCTGTTGGGTCAGGACATGCAATAACTCGTCTGTCTATTCCGTATCGTCTTGAGACTTCTTCAGCAAAATCCCATGTTGTAGCTCCTCCAGTCAGCATGATTTCATCAAACACATATAAGTTTTCCTTATCTTTTACTGCACAAATGCCAGACATCGGGTCTACGTTGAAGTCAACCCCTAATAACAATGGCATTACAGAAATATCCTTTGATTCAGCCGAAATATTCATATCTCCAAAAGAAATAGCTACTAATCCACTTAAATTTTCAAAACTTGCTTCGAATTCTTGCCTAAAAGTTCTTGCATCTAATTGTGCCCTGGCTGCTTCTACTTCTTCAGGTGGAACATTACCCCCTTCTACTGTTGTAAAACTCCATCTTTGCCAGTCATCCCACTCTTCATTACAAAAACACCACAAGTCATAAAACCAACTCGCTGTTCCATCTGGTGTCGATATAAAAAGAGTCCACCCCTGTTTATCTGCTAAGGCTGGTCTGATTACTTCAAACCATACCTCTGAATCCATAAAAGCAGCCTCGTCTAACACTACCCCCGCTAAACTTCGACCCCTTAATGCCATTGCATTCTCTGTTCCTTTTAATTCAATAACAGAATCATTGATTAACTCAATCCTTAAATCTGTTTCGTTCTTACTCTTGATCCATATTTGTGGTACCAATCGTTTTAATGCCTTCCAAGCTATATCTTTTGCCATTCGATACGTTGGTGCACAATAAAAATATGTCTCCCCTGGTCTCTCAATCGCTCCACGAAGTAATTCAACACAAGATAAATATGATTTCCCAAATCTTCTCCCTGCTACTAATACTCTGAAGCGTTTGCGACATTCAAATACTTGCCCCTGTGCCCAACGTAAATCAATGGATGGTGCTGTTTTTACGGCCATAAAGTTTGAAATTAACGGTTTTTTACCCCTGCCCCCTAGGGCAGACTACTCTTTACACGTTATTATTCAATTATTCATTCGTTCAGTAAACAAGTGGCTGAATCGTTTTTTAGAGATTGTGATAATCCAGCAGCTCCTATGGGTGGCAAGGTTTATGGCAAAAGAAGTGCTGATTCTATTGTGAAAGCGAGGCAACATCGCCTCTATAAAAGACAACTCGAAGGGATGCCTACTAGACACCTCGTCTTGGATCATGCCACTAAAGAACAAGTCTCTGAAGCTACTGCTTGGCGTGATTGGAACGCTGTTATGTCCATGAATGAAGAGGATTGGGAAAAAGATCGCGAAAGTATGCTCTCTAGAATTCAACAGATGAGAGTTCGTCTCTTTAATCAAGCTGTTAAAAAAGGACAACTTCAAACTGCTGCTCAGATTCTTGACTCCCTTGGCAAAGTTATTGGTGAGTCTGTAGAGACTGTTAATATCCAAGCTCCTGAACTCTCTATTCGTATTGAAGATAAAAAATAATACTCTATTATTCTTAAATAAGACTTAGTTGGCAGAATATATTTAGGTTCCCCGCCCGCCACTAAGACCCGCGAGCATCCGGATCCTACCCCCTATGTATAAAAATATACAAGGAGAAAAAGAAAGAATAATTTTTTAAATTTTTTTTTCTTTTACATAAAAAATAAGATAGGGGGGTCTCTAAAATATTAGAATAAAAAAAGAGATAATGCAACCACTTTTTGTGATAGTTGTTAAACTGTCTACAATATTAAGTTATTAGGTATAAATACTATTGATTAATAGAATAATATCTTATACAATACAAATAAGGAAAGGGGCCTAAATTGTGGCCTGTCCTTGAACCTAGAAAACTGAAGATGGAACACACAACAGCGGACAGCTACAAGTTGCTTAATCCTGATTGCACGTGTTTTAGAAACTGGTCTAATTGGCAAAGTGACAAGCCTTCTTACTCTCTACGCTTTCGCGAGAGTGAAACAGGCTATGAGCTAACCGTCACGGGTATAACTGCCCAGACAATAGCCAAACTTTGCCAAGAAGAGCCAATTTTGGAAGCACTTTCACAAGAAGAGAAAAAAGCAGCCCAAATTGTCCCAATAAAACCCACTAACCAAAAGGAGTAGTGAACCAATGCGAACCTATGCACAGCCTGGCATTCATCAGGTACAAACGTATAGAGGAATCAAGAAAGGATGGCTAAACGTTGGCCGACCCATCATCAAAGAGGAAGCAATTCAACTTTGCAAATGGGCTGCCAAGGTACAGCCAAACTACAACTACCGAGTTAAACAGAATCCTTTGGAGCTGTTTACTTGGTAAAAGTGGGGAGGTCAAAAGGCCTCCTTTTTTCATGTCCTTTCTTATTTTCAAACTATGTCTACACGTTCACGAATTGGGATTTTAAATCAAGACGGCACTGTCGAGTCTGTTTATCATCATTCGGACGGGCAGCCGTCTTGGTTAGGGATTGTTCTTACTAGGTATTTTTCAAATACGTTATTGGTAAGAGATTTAATGATAGGCGGAGATATTAGTTGCATACGATCCAGTACAGACTGGGACCGCAACGAATTAGAAGAGCCTATTATTAAGACTTACAAGATGCGTGGCGAAGACTGCCCAAGTAGGACACATGAGGACTACAAAGAATTTCTCATGTATGACACGATCCAGACTGAGTATTCTTATTTATGGAATCCAAGCGGATCTATTCTTTCATGGACCTGCTGGAAAGCCAACTGGAATACGGAATGGGGAATTCCTCAACCTCCGACCATTGAGTTAATTCCAGAAAAACACCCTCTGATGTTGCTATGAAGAAATAAGAACAAATCAAGTTCTGGTTTGAAAAGTCAAAAGGGGAGGTTAAAGCCTCCCCCTTTTTTATATCCTTTATCTGTACAAACTGATGAAACTAAGACCAAGCGGCACAAATCAAACAGAATGCACATTTAACGATGGTGCAAAAATTCTTTTTAGTTATGAGACTCCTGTCGCTGCTTTTCTACCTGAAAGAGGTTATATAAAAACCTCTAAGAGATGGACTTCAACCACAACCAGGCACATTAATAACTGGTGTCCTGAATGTGCCAAAAGCGTCCCACAACAAGAGTTGAGCGAACTAGGTGAAGGGATTAAAAGATGAAAAAATCTATTAATCAACTAAATAAAGCGGAACTTTTAACGGAAACGAAAAGGGTTCAAGCTTTATTAAATAAGGAGAATGGATTCTTATTAATTTGGGCAGGATTAAAAAAGATCCTGAACGAATTCAAAAAAGAATTACCACTTCTTATTAAAGACCTTCAACTATACGGAAAAGAGTCAAAAGCTTTTTTTCTAACAATCAAACAGGAGTTAATCCCATGAATTATCAAGTTTTTGTAACTGTCAAAGGAGAGGAAAGAGAGGAAATTTATCCAATTTCCGCTTCAACTCTTGTCGATGCTCAAAAAAGTGCACAAGAGAATTTAGACTTTTTAAAAGAGGCTTTTCCTTCAATGTTCATTAATCATGAAATTTTAACGGTCGTTGAGGAAAAAGTTTAAAAAGGGGGGAGGTTCAAACCTCCCCTTTTTTTTGCCCATGCTTAAGAGCGTCAGCAATTGCGCGACCTTCTGTTCTAAAAGGTCCAACAGGAGGACCAGGTTCTAAGTCGTCCCAATACCATCCTAACTCTGGTGAATGGTCTTCGAAGACTTCAAAATGACCATAAGTTTTTTGAGTTTCAGGACAGATAAAAGCGTGATAACTCATGATTTTTTATTTAAAGAATTGGCTGTAATTCTTGCAAAAAGGATCCTTTCGTAAAGATCTTTGTAATGAGATGCAGCAGCCTCTTTTTTTTCTTGTTGAAAGCGGATTAAAGCGGCATGAATCGCGCCAATGATCAAATCCCAGTCATGTTCAGAAAGATCTTTAAGAGCAAATTGATTAAGAGGAGTTTGCGAAAGTTCTTCCACTGTAAGGGGTTCAAGAGAATGGAGGTAGTTTTTGATAGCGGACATAGTTGCGCTTTTGTGTATCTACTAGTATATTAGTCTAGTAGTCACAAAAAAGCAAATGGAATTTCTACTAGTCATTGATTTAGACAATGATGCTTTTCAAGAAGATCCTGGCGTTGAAATTACTCGGATAATGGAACGTCTGGGTAGTCGGTTAGCCAACAACCCTGACCTTACTTCCAAAGAAGCCATCCATCATGGGACCGTTCATGACGTGAATGGAAACCGTGTTGGCCTTTGGCAAATAGAGAATTCCAAAACAGAAATTGTGAATTCCAAAGAGGAATCCAAATGAAAAAACTACCAACCACCATTACAACAACAGAAGGATCAATTCTTCAAGTTTCTATTAGTCCTTATAACTGCGACAAAGAACCAAAGCCTGTAATTCGATTCACTTTTGAAAAAGGAGGTCATTGTTCTCAGTACTACCTTGAAACCTTCATGGCTATTCCAGACAATCAAGGTTTATGCCTTGACGGTCGTCGCTATGAGTATCAATCGATCAATTCCGATCAAGTAACGATTTGCAAAATGCTTATCAAATCCTATGAACTTTCAAATGCCTGAATTAAACACACGCGCCAAACATCAACAAGATCGTCTCATTATGGCAAAGAAACTTTTAGACTTAGGTCTAAGAGATACTGATATAGCCGTCAAATTACAACGCGATTATCTTATTAGTAGATCAACCTCCTATAGAGACCTTGACACTGCTAAACAAGAATTTGATCTAGAGAATCATTCTGATTTTGTTGAAGACAAAAAACCTCTTTCTCTTGATGATCGTGATTCAGTAATGGAAATGACTCGCCAATTAATGCTTGACGCTTTTGAACAAAACAACACTCAAGACTTTGTAAGACTGACTAAGGAGTATGAACGTTTGACCCGAATGGGTGGCTCTGTTTGGGCGTCTCATAAATAATGAGACATTTTTCTCATCTCTAAAAAAAAACCATGAACGAATCTAACGAATTAATTTTTGAACAACTCTATGAACAATTCATAGAAGAATCTGAGGCTTTTATCGGTAGGTATAAACAAAGTGAAGAGGAAATTGAAAAATTTGCCTCTGAACAAGCTAAAAAACATTTCTGGGAGAGAGAACCATGACTATGAACGAATACACACGCTTGAATTTAATCCTTAAGGATTTACAACTCATGCAAAAAAGAGAAGATGAAAAACACATCATGGATCATGATCTGACCTTTCAAACCACTGAAATCTTAGATGAAATAGTGGACTTACTTAAAAATGAACTTGATGCCTATGAGGAGGGCTACCAATGACAAAAACAAAAATCGCTCCAACAATCACTGAGGGCTGGGAAGTTCATCTTGGTGATAAAAGAACAATGTTCGGACAGACAAAAGAAGAAGCCTTAGAAAGGGCAGGTAAATATATAAAAGAAAGAGAAGCTCAAGGCCTTTGGTGGGAGCTTAAACAATGCTGGAGAACTGAGCGCACCAAACCATTTCCAAAAGTCCTTGTTATTGGTTCAATAGATGAGGATTTTCGTCTGAAATTTCAATGGTCTGGAAGACCTGCCGATGACTGGGTCCAAAAGTTTTCAAAGACTCTTCAAAAAGGTCGGTTGATTTGGGTTGACTCTTCAGGAACTCGTTCCGTCTTCTGGTACACAGAATCAAAAGTTCATTCCCCTGATTACGAAAAACATTCAAAAGACTTACCCAAAAAAGTCTTCCTAGATCTCAAGGCTTATTTAATTGAAAATAATGTCCCTTGTCATCTACTTTTAAGAATCGAAGATCCTGGTTTGGGTATCCATCTGGAAGAAGATACACCTGAAAATGGTTTTAGCTATAAGAATATGCCATGACAACTCTTCCAAAAGAACTCAAGCTCCGAATGTTTAAAACCTACAAACAAAAATATAAAGGCAAACACAATATTCAAACCTATTTGAATAACCTAAATCTCTTCTTTGAAATTACAGAAGATTCTATTATAGAAGGCGACCTCTCCAGACCTGAAAAGTTTGGAGGGGGACGCTGGGAGTCATGGAACCATGCCTTCCATTTTTGGGCTGAAAAATGTAACTTATCTAGGCATCAAATGAGAATCTATTATTTCTCTGTTAATGATGTCACTTCTTACTCTTGAACCGTTCCATCAGCCAACATCTCCTTAAATTGTTCTAATCTCTCCTTAAACCTGCATTTACCTCCTAATAATTCTAGTTGGCTGACTTCTCTTACTTGTATTCCATTTTCTCTTGCAATTACTATTACTCCCATTGTTGGTCTAATAGAGGCATTCTCTTCTAAGGCATACGCATAAGCAGAAAGTTGGTCTAAATAATCTTGTAGCCATTCGTCTGGTTTAGGCTTTTTCGATCCACTAGTCTTGAAATCAACTATGCAAATATTTCCTGGCTTTGGACCATAATCTATTAACGCATCTGATTGTCCTGCAAATCCATCAGGATGATAAACACTGAATTCTGAAGCATGAATGGCCGATACGTTCTCTTCTAACCAGTTGGCCAGATTTTTCGCATATCCTCTAGCTGTCCAACTGACCTCACTTGATCGTTTCCTTGCCGTTTGAATCGATTTTGTAAGAACCGCTTTTGGCCCTCTAGCCAAGCCATCTTTGTAAACCTTCCAGCAATTGCGGGAATTACAGATGTTCCTATTGATTTTTGATGCGACTTTAAGGACATACTCACAATGCTCATGGGAAATAGTACCTCTGTTACAAGCAATCTCTAGATCAATGTCGGCACCTGGTCGCGCTTTCCATTTCTCTAATGATCTTTTCTTTGCTTCAGGAACTGTATTGCTCAGAATTGTAGTGACTGAGTAATACTCTTTCCCTTCTTTGTCACGATAAATTCGGTAAGGACCGGAATCATCTCGCTCCAATGACCAATTCCTTAGTCCAGCAAGTAGATCTTGCCTTTCTTCTACAGAAGCAGCCATTAAATACACTTTCCCATAATTAACTTACCATGAATGGCCGTTTTGGCTATGAATGGCTGTTTTTTCATTAGTCATGAAGGCTCCATTTTTTTTAATTGAACTGTGGCCTCTTCTAGATCCCCGAAAAACTGACAAGTACCTAAATAGCAAGAAAGGAAGCGAGTAAATTCCCGCTTCCCTCCACTAAGTTGATACTTATGAATGGTTCCCCCGTTGGGAGTTGTATGAATGAGTTCAGGAAGATAATTGCTCATGAGAAAGAAAAAAAAGAGAGGGCTTACTGACTTGGCTTAATGAAACCCTGATGCAGGGAAAACGTACTAAGAAAACCCTTGAACTCGATTTCACTGTTCGAAGACAACCCATATCTGTTTTCCTTGAAGGGGAGGATCCGTTAGTAATCCTCCATTGGTACACGCGTACTCCATTGAGTTCTCGTTGGTTTTCAATCTTGGAAAACGGGCAGCTAAGCTAACAATCAGCGACAGATTGTGAGTAAACCCTCTCTTAATTTATGTTATTAATTCCCTCCAGGATTGAAAGGATCATCATTCGTCATAAGAGCCTCTAAACTGAACCCATTTGCCTTTGCTTCCTCCCAGGCTTTCTCCATTGGACCCTCGTCAAAATCCTCATCCCTATCATAAATTGAATATGTATAAGTAATAACTTGCTGTTGTGTTTTATGAATGGAATGAGCAAAATCAGCCATTTTATTACGATATTTTTTTAATCCTGCATTTTTCATAATCTGTTGGCGAAGACTCCATTGAGAAATCTTTAAAACTTGAATGGTTTCAAGTTTTGTATTCCAAACAGCCCAGTTAAAACATAAATCAGCAGGACGTGGATCCCCTACCTTTATTCCTCTCTTTTTTTGTTCATATTTTGCCTTATCTCTAACAAAATTACCCCCTAATTCTGTAATGATATCCTCATCACTTGGAGGTTCATCTCCTACAACTGGAAAATGAAAAGAACGTGGTCTATCTGTTGAAAGATCTGTACTCCAAATCTCCCAAAATTCTAAAGGATCCTCATGAAGAAGAATAAATTCAACTTCTTCATTTAATTCAATATCTGTTGGATTTAGATACTGCTTGACAAGAGGCTTGTCAGATTGTTCTTGGGCTTTTTCATAAGCCGCAATGGTTCCTGGTGAAAACTTCATGTGTCCTGTAGACTTGTGTTTTGTGGTTTGTATTGTGTAAGGATTTAACCTTCCACTCTATTATTCTATAGCTATGCAAAACTCTTGTCAATGTGCTATGAATAGTTAAGCCCTCGGCCTGTA